ACACACCACTATAAGAGCCATAACCGTAATCGCAAGCACGAAATTTAACCCAATTTCTTGGAATTGAAAAAGGCTCAATAACGTGAATATTCCTATCAAACTCAGTAAAAGCAGCACCTTCTTTAATATCCCAATCACCTTCAAGCAACTGTTTGCGTTGGTGTTCAGGTAAGGATAGAAGCATTGCTTCATAGTCACCTTGCTCTGCGAGATAGGGATTGTCTGATAACCTTGCTGGGATAAATCTACGTTTGAATAGAGCTTGTCCTGCTTTACTGTGTCCTTTTGGATAGGAAAGAACGTTACCTGACTCAATATCTGTGGCATTAAATTGTTTTCCGTATGGTGCAGGGTCAATGAACATTTTCTTGACCCACTGATGCCCCGGACCTCCGGGGTTAGTTGTTGCTCTCATATACACAGGTAAATCATGTGCAGTAGAACGCAAACGTGAACGCATATAGTTCCAAGCATACGGAGTAGACCATTGGGTTAATTCGTCAAACCCTATCCAACTAAATGCCAAACCTTGATAACGAAGTACATCATCGTCACGGTCTAAGTATGACATCCATAACCTTGCACCTGATGGTGCTTCCCATTGCATCTTTCTTTCTGACCACTTAATACCCTTCCATATTTGAGGATATATTTCCTTAGATTTAAATATAAGTTCTCTAAGTTCTTCTGTTGTATGTCTTAATAGTAATCCACTAAACGATGGATGACCCATGTAACGTAAAGGGTCTGCTAACATGGCATACGACTTACCACCACCAGCACTTCCACCATATAGTACTTCTCTTTCTCCTGCTGCAAGGAACTCTGTTTGAGGTCCTACGTTAGGTTTAAATACTACATTCTGTTCTTCTACAGGTACTGCTTCTACGTCTGCAACTTCCTGTATTTTAGGCTCTTGCACCTGTTCTTTCTTCTTCGATGGCTTTCGCTTTCTCGATTGCTTTCTCGGCATAAGCTGCCCACTTTCGGAGAGTTCTAGCTTGGTCCTTACGTTGTTTTTCATGTATTAATCGTTTCCTCAATCCCACATGTGATATAACTCTATTTGTTTTAGTTGTTAGCCAATTAGCTACTTCACGATACGAATATTGTTTTATATACTTTCTTGCCATTTCTATGGCTTCTAGTTCAAATGGTATTGGGTCAAGTAAATCAGGGTCTTCTTCATTTAACTTGTATCCAAACGGAACAGTCCTAGCTATACGTGGTATCTGTATCCATTCATTTTGTTCTTCATCTTTTAAATCTGTCGGTTGTGGTAACTTCCACTTGCCTACACTTCTATCCATCATTCTTTGCAGGTAATAGCATAACACCACCTGTGCTTTCTACTTGCATCTTTTCTGTCTTCACTAAGCCTGTCCTGTCTAGTAATTCTTTTGCTGCCATCATCTTATCTTTGAGACCTAACTCAGTAGGGTCATATAGACCACCCACCATAGCCATTGCAGCTTTAGGTGCGTTCCTACTCATAAACAACTGTGTAGCTTCTAGTATCTCATCCTTTAGAGATTTAACTATGTCAGTAGTACTAGAACTTGTAGCATAACCTGCAAGTAACTTAGCTTGTACTACATCCCCACCTGCTTCATCAAATAAAACAGATAGAAACTTTTGTTGTCTTTCAGTTAGTTCTCTACTCATTATGCGATACTTTCCCTTGCAAATTGTCTGTCAACACGAGTAATTAATCTCTTTGCTCTCTCAGGTGTTTGACGAAACCAATTACTGTCTTCCATCTCGTCTGCCATTCGTTCCCAGTCCAAATCGTGTACTGCAGCAATCATGTTCTTAAACTTGGATAATCTAGGTCTACCTAATTGAAAACACATATTAGCTAATACATGTTGTATCTCTTCAGGTAGATTATCAAATTGAGAGAACAATAAGTTACAATCGTTTATAGTTGTTTTAATGTCTCTCTCAAACCAATCATTAACTTGCTCATTAGGTACTTTAGTTCCTACAGGTTGGTCATAATATTCTGTATCCCATTCTGTAATAAGGTGACCTATTCCTCCAGTTAAATGCCCAAGTGAGCAATAGTATGTTTCGTATTTAATTCCTTCGTCATTAGCTAATTCATCTTGTAGTTTTATTAAGTTCATTTCTTCCCCATAATTTTCATAGCTTGACCTGCACCTTTAATACCAAAGGATGCACTAATAGCTATAAATAAAAGATACTGATACCACTCAGGTAGTGTATTTAATACTTCAAAGCCTACTCTTACATATTCTGTCATGCTAGGTATAAATACAAGTATAGCAGGTAAAAGTAAAACTGTCAAGGCAAATTCATCTTTCCAGCTATTATCAGTAGCATCTGCCATAGACTTTTCCCATTGCACTTCTCCTGTGGCTACTTTCTCTGCCACACTTGCCCTAGCTTTAGCTTCGGCAACTTTAGCCTGTCCATCTGCTTTTACTTTTTCGACCTTACTACTCATCCAATTAGATGCTAGATTTGCTATAGGTCCTATTAGTGCTGTTAACATTACTTTCCTTTATTAAATCTTGCGTCTATCCAACATTTACCATAGTATAATATAAATAACCATACAGTAAATAATACACCTTCTACGTAACTAAGTTCATTCCATGCATCTAATATCATATTGTCCATTATAATCTCCTAGTGCCTTCTTTTTTTTGTCTTTTTCTTAGAGCTTTCACGTGCTTGTTGAATAGATAGTTTCCTAGCTTCAGCAGCGGCTTCGCCAAGTTTAGATACAATTCTTCTTTTCTCATCTAAATCTCGACGCTTTTGAAGCAATCTTTTTGGGCTGCTTAGATACCTGTCTACCTGCTCTAGTTGCTTTGCGTTTAGCAGCCGTAGAGGCCGCGTATTCTTGGGGAGAAAGAGCCTTAATTGCCGCTTCAGGTAGATAACGTTCACCGGTAGCTTTTGACCCCTGTGTACTAGGTTTGCCACTTTTAGTTCTCCACTTTTGCTTTGTCCAATTTGCTAATGACTTTTGTGGTGCTCTCATATGCTTCCTTAATCTCTTCTATTGTCCTGTGGCATCCTATGCAGATATCATCTTGTAATTTACAGATACCTATACAGGGTGTTATAATTTTCCTGTCCACTTACCTATAAACCAAGCTGCTAATCCTGCAAAGAATACTATAACAATAAAGCCTATACCATAACCTGCATACTCTATTATTTCTTCTCTACGTTTAGCTGCCATCTTTTCTTGATAGCGTCTTGACTTTCTAGCTTGTGCTTGGAACTCCTGCCAATCCTGCCACAATCCGGGTCTACCTGCGTAAATCATTATCTGCTTGAGTTCATCTTCTTGTTGTTTTATTTTCTCTAAAGCTAAGAACTCTTCTAAATCACTACCACCTACACCTCTAGCCTTTTGTTTCTTTGCTTTCTTTTCTATTTCTTCTTTAGCAAATACAAAATCAGATATATGTTTAGCACAGCCTGTAAGTTCTTTTCCATTACTTACAAAATTTTTAATTACACTGAAAGCCGCATTTGCTGCCGCGAGTTCTGCTAACATTATCTTTTCCTTCTAGGCTTACAATATGCTGTTATCTGTAGATTAGGTCCTTCCTGTTGTGGTATTGAAGGTTGTGCATGTAATCTTTCTGCAAAGTACAAGCATCTATCTATGTCTTCAAATGTTTGTGTTTGGTCTACTACTCTTATTCCCATCATAAACACTAACACAAACTCAATCATTTCCTTTCTCTGCTACTTGCTCATCGTGACATTCACAGTTACATTCTTCGCAATCACAATCGTAACATTCACAAGTTTCACATCTATTTTTTGTTTTTTGTTTTTCTGTCATGTGCCTTCTTTAATTGTTCTTTTGCTCGTTTTGCGAGTGCTGCTTGTTCTGTCTTCCCAGATACTTTGGCTCGTTGTTCGAGTACAGTAAGGATTTGTATCTTTCTCGCATATGGTTTATTGATTCTTTTAACTTTTGCAATGGTTGCTTTTGCGTCTGCGACTGTGGCGAACTTGATGCTAACTGTGTCTTTAGGGTTTTCATCCGTGTATAATCGCCTGTCGCTTCCTTTTGGTTTTTTTCCTGTTCCAACTTTAGGGTCTCTTTTCTTTTTTTCTGCCATTATCCTCTATAGCCACCACCTGCTGACTTGTAGGCTTTGGCAACCATCTGTGCTTTTCTTGCACTCCATTGACCGGGAGCACCTCCTTTACCACCTGCTTTGATTCTGTTGAATATCTTCTTACGCATGGTTGGTTTAGTGTAATTGCCTGCAGCATTTACGGTACTACCCCCTTTATTTAATTTAAGTTTAGTTAAAGACTTAGCTTGACTAGCATGTAGCTTAGATGCTTTCTTTAATCCCTTAACTACTTTTTTTACTACTTTTCTTGCCTTTGGTTTTGCTGTCGGCATCTCTATCCTCATATAAATTATTAAACGTAGTGAATGGGTCTAAATAAGATTCATGTGACTCTGCTGAGTGTGTCCATTGTGATGGAGTAAAATCAGGAGCACCTTCACCTGTAACCCACAGAGCAGGACTAGTAGCTCTTACTCTGTTATTTGGCAGTGCAACAATATTGCCTGTCCATTTACCTGCATCCAACAAATACATCACGTGTGATTGTTTATGTTGTGCAGGGTCATCTGCTATGTCATGGTCTGTGTAGTCAACCGTAAACATATATCTAGCTGTATAGAACTCATTAGCTATTTTACATAACCAAGGACTAGAACTTACTCTGTCCATTACTATGACACTATGGTTTCTTGATTCACAATCCCAAGGTTGACACAAGTGGTCTTCCATTGGCTCTGCCCATTCATCTACAGGTATGTCAGCTACTAGTGCTTGTATAGGCATCCTTGCCCACATTGCACCACCGTGTACATTCTCTTCTTCTGTACAACCTGTGAAAACTACCTGAAAACTTAATGACCTATCAGGTATGGTATTAACTGCGAAAGCTAGTGCGTGTAGGTATTCACCGTGATAATCCATATGATTACAAGTGAACTCCTTACGTACCCAACATTTAAAATGTGGTACGTTACTTATAAGATAGGACATTACTTACGTCTAGCAGCTCCACCACGAGACATCATCTTTGTCTTCTTCATTCCACCTTTAGCCATATACTTAGTCTTCTTCATGCCACCTTTAGCCATGTATTTTGTTTTCTTCTTCATTGTTGGTAATCCTCCATTTTTCATAGCCATACTAGCCATTTTCTTTTTGCTCATGCCTTCGTAGACACCACCCTTACCTGCAGCAGGTATCTTTATACTCTGACCAACTCTAATTTTATTAGGGTTTGTTATATCAGGATTAGCTGCTAGTAATGCTTTAAGTGTAATACCTTTAGATTTTGCTATCTGCGATAATGTATTACCTGACTTAACTTTAACTGATGTAGCCTTTTTCATATCTTTTTTTGTATCTTTAGGTGGTGCAGATTCCATAGCTTCTGCCTTACCTTTATTTTTTACTTTGGCTTTTAAACTAGTAGCTAACGTCTTAAAGAAACTAGCACTTTTAGTTTTTTTATCTTTGTCCTTATCTTTATTTCTTCTTGCTAATACTTTAGCTTTGCCTTTGGCTTTGTCTTCTTTAACCATTTCAGCATATGTTTTTGCCATTTTATACTCTCCTTACAAGTTTTTTAGCATTGCGTGTTCTCTTAAAAGAACGATTAGCAGTCTTAGATGTAACAGCTAGGTTGCCCACTCTATTATCCCTTGGATTGCCATTTCGGTGATGTACGTCTTTGCCATCGCCTTTGGCTGTACCCCCTGTCTTCATAACTATCTTACGTGCCTTGTTTCTACCTGCTCTGTTCACCTTTTGTAAAGGTTTTGCATGGTAGTTAGCGTATTCTTTTTTATAATTGCGTGTACGCATTAAATGCCTTTTATTTTATTGTAGGCTTCTGGACTAGCTTTTTTAAGAGCACGTAGACCTGCATTATCCTTGACAGAGGAATCTCCACCTAAGTACATATGCTTTCTACCATTTGCCATACCACCGTATGCCATCTTATTCTTTTGTTTTTTAATTTTAGGTTTCTTGCCCATCATGGATATAATAATTGCTATAGCACCTTTACCTTTTTTCATTAATGTATTCCTCTACCATTTTACTTTGTGAGACCAATACTTAGCTGATAACTTAGTAGTGGGTTTGCCTTGAGCATTATGTCTTGCATAATAACTTTTCTTACGTGCCTTATCTTTAGCTGATGTAGGATTCTTACCTGCACCTTTCACACCCTGCTGTCCAAAACGTATCAACTTCATGTTGTGCCCTTCGGCTGCTAACACTATATGTGACTTAGTTTTGTGATTAGGTGTTCTCTTAGGCTTGTTAACACCTTTGAGTCCATGTTTCTTGAGCAATGCAGCTCGTCTGTTTTCATGTGCCATTTAAGTTCTCACTTTACCTTTATCATCTTCGTCTATCTCTACACATTTATACTTCATCGCTTGAAAGTTAGGCATATACGCAGGTAAATCTGCAGCTATTTCATAGGCACGTGATAAACATTCCTGTTTAGTTTTATATGGACCTTCCAAATCTGCTAATGTATGACAGATATTTGAAGTACCAATCATGCATACAAGTACAAGTGTCTCAAACATTATAACATCCCTTCTGCTTTCATTGCTGTCTCTACGTGTTTCAACGTATAACGCACTCCTGTGTCGGCTTCTATCTTAGCACGGACATAGAATACAGAACTATGGGGTATGTGTAAGTTTTTTAGCTTGTTATTACGAATAGCTTCATAGAAACTTTCTAATATGTTCTCTGGTGTCTCTAGTTTTACTGATTTTTTCATTGTTGTCAAGAGGTAAATTTAATTTAGTACGTATTATTAATATAATACTGTACATTTAAGTGTTTCATATAAGTGTATTTAACAAGAATAAGTAATAATCATTTATATGTACATTTAAGTGTTAGTTATACATAATTATACTCGATTTTATAAATGTTGTCAACCCCAATAATATTTAATATGTACGATTATTGTATTCATGTGGTAAAAATGCTACACTTTACTAGGTCATAGGCTGTGTATCAGTTATATTTGTGGTTAACACCTTAAAAATCACTTCTGTGTAGTTATACAAGCACGTATACGTATACCCCCCACGTGACGCATGCCTGCTACCCCATGTTTTCTATCACTTTTTCTAGTTTCAAACAAAAAAATACCTTCAAACCCTTGCAAACTATACATTTTTTATGCTTTACTCTAGCTAAGTTATTGATTTTATTACATTTTATATGAAATAATAAACTGTTTATCTAACAGTTACCCTTAAATGTATCACTCAAAACTACCTAACCCCTTGTTTTCACTACAGAATATACCCTAGTGAGTATAAACTTTATTTTTGTATAGTATAGTATAACTTTTCTACCAAATAAAATATCCAATAAAAACAAACACTTAACAAATTAATTCAAATTATTTCACTTTTTTTTAATTATTCGCTTTACAGATTTGAAAAAGTATGTGCATAATGTATTCAACATCAAGGCAACGAATTAGCTAAGATGTTAAGAGTAAGAAGAAAGTTTTTAGTTTGAGTAAAAGCGTTCTTTTAATAAGCAAGTAAAATGTAAGTCTTATTAATCGCAACAAAACAAAATAAAAAGTTTCTAGTTTTAAGATAAACGTTACAGTAACAATCTTCTTAAAACATTTTTTAAAAAGCTCTTGACAGATTAAAAAAGAATTTGCTAAGATGTTTACAAGATAAGAAAAGACAAACGACAAGTCTATAACATAGTGCAAGTGCAGACTTCAAACTAAACCTATCAAGGGTAAATCCCCTAAACGATAGATGCGAATTCTTACCCATACGTGGGCAAGACGTGGGCTAACTAGGTGTGCCAAAAGGGTAGTAACCTTCTAGACTAAGCAAGTGCCAAGCGAGTAGACTTGTAGAATATAGGAGAAGTGCGACCAACGAAATCCTAGGGTGGTCAATGGTAAGAGTGCGAGAAAAGTAAAAGGCTAGTTTTGTTTATTGTCTAGCTACCTACTCTTAATATCCTAATCAGGTGAGTATCAAAGTGTAAAAGCGAGGTTAAATCTATAATCTAGATTATGTGAAAAGTTAGCTATAAGTTTAAGTAAAAGAAACTTGGTTTGAGTAACTAAAATAAATACCTAATCGTATCAAGATATATACGTCACATAATTGAATTTCATATTTAATTGACATTGTGTTGTTAAAGGGTATAATGCCCTTTTAACTTAACTATATAGTGGAGAATACAACATGGCTATTAAAACAATCAATGCTACTTATTGGAAACAATCAACAGGTTTAACAGGTCAAAATTTGACACAATCAAACCAAAAAAAGTTTACAAGGGTTGCTAAAAAATACCATAAGATTACTGAAAAATCTTTATCTAAGACAAAGCTATACAAGGCTAGTCGAGTAGGTGCTAGACAAGTAAAGAAAGAGTTTGGTGCTAGAATTGGCAGTACTAGTATAGCTATGTTTGAGATGCTATTAACAGCAATAGACCAAGAATTGAAGGGCACTAAAACTGCCATTGATTTTGGTTCATTCAAGGTTAAAAGCTATAATGATTTTTCTAATAGTAACACTAGAAAGAAAGCCTAAGTTAGGAGACAATGTGATACTTTCCCCTTGTATTGCATTGTACCCTTTAACTACACAACCAAACCAACATAGGAGACACTATGATTACCACTAAAAATATAATAGCTATATACAAATTAGCTAATTCAAGTGAGATAAAACATGGATTGACTTGGTACGTAAATGCTAATACTGACTGTATGAGAATTGCCACTACACTAGAACTACCCTTACATATTGTGATAGGGGTAGTGTCTGCACTAAGTCCTAACAATAAATGGGAACGTAACATAGTCAATGCAGAAGATTTGTGTAAAGCCTTTATCAATGGGCAAGATATGGATAGCATCAAGGTTAGTACGTATCATAAGATGAAACAAAAGGCATGGCATATATTGGAGACAATGCCAAGCTATGATGAAACTATTACTATACTAAATGGCAAGAAGATTGTGTCATTCTTTAGGAATATAAGTGGAGATGAAACTGATATTACTATTGATGGGCATGCTAGAAATATATACTATAACGATAGGCAAGGATTGACTACACCTAATACCAACATTAGAAAATTAGAGTACAAGGATATACAAAAGGCATATCTTAGGGCATCTAAAAAGTTAGGTATCAAGGCATATGAATTGCAAGCTATAACATGGGTAGCATGGAGAAGAATACATGGAATTACATAACATATCTATAAATAGGTTAGTGCCTATATACTTAATGAGTTCATACTTATACTATGAACATGATAAAAATGTAATAGACGATACACAATTTGACTATTTGTGTAAAAAGTTATATGATAATTGGGATAGTGTGGAGCATATGCATAAACATTTACTTGATAAAGATAACTTGAAGGCAGGTAGTGGATATGGTATAACTTATACGAATATGATTATGAGTAGTGCTTTAAAATGGTATGAGGAGAATGTATAATGGCTAATTCAAAAAAGTGTGAGATATGTGATGTTCACTTTGATGGGCATACTAAATCTGTAATGTATCAAGATGAAGATGGAGAAGTTACATTTTATTGTTCATCTTGTTATGAAGAAGATTATAATGAAATACACAACCCAACTTATGAGGAGTAGTAATATGATAAAAGTAACTAGACAATCTGTAATCACTAAAAAAATGAATACAATGGAACTACCTATAAAACAAGAGCATCTAGATATATATGATACTGTTGGGGACATACTTATACAAGATGCCTTCCCTAATCTAAGTGCTGACCAAAGGGAGTTTCTAATAAATGGGGTTACACCTGACGAATGGAATAAATACATAGGAGATTTTAATGATACATTGGAAAACTAAACAAGAGATGGGCGAAGGCTATCAATACAATCAAGATGAACACAATGATAATGAGTACAACTCTTTAGTTGTCATCGATGAGCATGAAACTAATACCATGCGAACTAAATATCTCATTAGAGATGTGTGGGAGTTAGAAGAACTAATAGACCTAAAAATACATTTAGATGATATTATAAATGAAAGGAAACAGTAATGAGTAAAAATCAATTTGGTAAATCAAGACAAGTAGACAATGCATATGCAACATATAGGATTGACAACCCTAGTAATGGTATGTACTTTGAGTGGAAGATACTTAAAACATATCAAACTAAAACTAACGAAGATAAAAACCAATATGCTAGATGGTTTACTGCGTGTAAATCGCCTATGACATACGATAGTTGGGAGTATGGAGATGCGTACATAAGTGAGATTATGTCTGTAAACCCTAAGTTAATAAATGCAACAGAAGAATGGAGACAAGACTATGACACTAACAAATAAAATTGTACTAATGATATGCCTAATGATGGGAACTGCTATGTTTATCAATGGGTTAAACGAATTAATGTATGAAGTAGGTGCAGTATATATACTATCATACACCATCTCTATCATAATGCTATGTGTAGGCATTAGGATACTAACAAAAGTAGAGGATTCAACAAATGGAAGAAGAAGAACTGTATAATCTATTTGAGGAAACCCTTAGAGATGACGAAGAAGATTATTTACCTAGCGAAGAAATACCAACTTTATATGGAGATTAATAATGGAAGATGAATATGTATATAGTTTAGAATGTAATAACTGTGGCGATATGACTTGTGCAGAGGTTTGTTTCTTTTATAAAGATGAAGTCTACTGTGAGTGGTGTTGTCCTGAAGGATATGGAGAATAGATATGAATGTACTAAGTTTATTTGATGGTTGTAGTGGTGGGCAAGTTGCCCTACAAAAGCTAGGCATTACCTTTGATGGCAAGGGCAGTACCTACTATGCAAGTGAGATTGATAAGTATGCAATCCAAGTTACACAAGCTAACTTTCCTAACACTCGTCAGCTAGGAGATGTCACAGACCTAGACCCATACGAGATATCATGTTGGGATATAGACCTAATAATGGGTGGCTCACCTTGTCAGGGATTTTCTTTTGCAGGACATCAGTTGAACTTTGATGACCCACGTAGTAAATTGTTTTTCAACTTTGTTGAGATACTTGGGATAGTTAAACCAAAGTATGTACTGCTAGAGAATGTACGTATGGCTAAGAAGTCTCAAGATATTATGTCTGAAGCGATGGGATTTGAGCCACAGGCATTAAACTCTAAAGATTTATCTGCTCAGAATAGATACAGACTGTATTGGTTTGGTAAACGTGTGGGCGATTATTATAAGCAGATACCTATACCAAAGATGGTAGATAAAAAGATTACTATGCAAGATATACTAGAAGATGGCTATGCTACAGACGAGATGACTAGTGGTGGCAAGTCACATTGTCTTACTGCTAGGTACAATGGTGCAGTATGGTGGAATAGTATTGAACGTAAGCAACGTACTATGGTACTCAAGGATAATCCTACTATGTCCAAAGATGGATTGATTAGGGTTGGTACTGCTGACCTCAAAGGTCACGACAGTATCAAGAGAGTGTATGCACAAGAAGGCAAAGCACCTACCTTGACCACCATGCAAGGTGGACACAGAGAACCCAAGGTTGCTATTGGTAGGATTGTTAATCGTAGATTAGACGAGCATGGTACTAGGAAAGATGACCAACTAGACCTACCATTTACTAGGCAACTAGAGGTACGAGATGATGACAAGTCTAACTGTCTTACTACTGTGCAGAAAGATAACGTGGTAGTATCAAAAGATATGTGGCGAAAGCTGACACCCTTAGAGTGTGAGAGATTGCAGACATTACCTGACAACTACACTAATCATGTGTCCAACTCACAGAGATACAAGATGATTGGTAATGGGTGGACAGTTGATGTGATTGCACACATACTCAAGGGCATACAGTTAGGCGAGTGGCATGAAATGTATAACAACAATAAGGAGATGGTATGACAAACGAAACACGATATAAAAAAGCATTGGTTAATATTTTATTCTATCAAGCAATAAATATGAGCAAAGTTGAACTTCAACCTGTGTTATTCTATGATGAAGAAACTACGGATGCTTGGACACTTGAACAATGTCGTATGCAATACGTCAAAGACCAACTAGAATTTATTCATGGTGGTAATCTTGATGATGAGATTGAAGAAACTTGGAACACAGTATTTAAAAGGGAGTGTGTATAATGGATATAGATAATTATTACAAACAGTTAGAGGGTTTCAAGATAAAGAGTTACTTAGGAGAAAGTAAAGATGGCTTTCCACAGTTTCAACTGACTAAGCCTAAGTATGCAGATGTACTTGTGGAAGTGAGTGCAGATGGAGAAGGTAACTATGGTGGTGTTTTATTCTTGAGTGAATACAATGCTAGTTGAATCACTAATGTGTCTAGCACTCAATGTCTACCATGAAGCTAAGAATCAAAGTTTCATAGGGCAAGTGGCAGTCGCACAAGTTGTAATGAATAGGGTAAAAGATAATAGATACCCCAACAACATATGTGATGTAGTTAAACAAGGATTAACATACAAATGGAAGCCATCACTACCTATCAAGAATAGATGCCAATTTAGTTGGTACTGTGATGGCAAGAGTGATAAGCCTAGAGAATATCAAGCATGGAGAAATGCAGTACACGTTGCTAATGGTGTATACAACGGACATCTAGATGACTTTGTTGAGGGTGCTACACACTACCATGCTCACTATGTTAAGCCTAGTTGGGCAGAAACAAAGACTTATGTAACAAGAATAGATGACCACATATTTTATAGGTGGGAGATTAAACATGAATAGATTTATTATAGAACAAACACCACATGAGATTGCTAAGTCTCTATGTGACCAACACGTAGTCAAGATGCCACTAGAAGAAGCACAGATGTTATGCACTACACTATGGCATCATGCACCTGACTATGCAGAGGAGCATGACTTGTACAAACCTGTACATCAAAAGCACCCTTGCACACTATGGGCAATGGAGACTATTGAAAACTATAGATTTGCATATGACTTGTACTGTTGTATGTTATGTGAGTACCACGAAAGGTATGGCAAATGGCATGGTGCAGGTAAGCATAGTATTGCCTTATACAAAGGCATAGATTGTATACCGAGTGGTCCTTTAACACCACACCCACAATGTTTTAGTGGGCATGATGACTTGAAGACAGAGGAGTTCTATCCCATAGAAGCATATAGGAAATTTTATATAGTTGACAAGTCAAGATTCGCAAGATATAACTTTACAGATAAACCACAATGGATGAAAGGAGAAACATTATGAAAATACACAGAGTAGTACAAATGCTAGGAGCAACCACTAGCACAGGTAAATTAGCAGACGATATGCATAACTTAAATTATAAGACATACTATTCAGAAGCAGAGGGTAGAGATATTCCTATCTCACACATGGACTTTCAGCACATGGTCAGAGCCTTCGTGAAGTTGACTGAACAAGAAGGTAGTGTCAAAGAACTTAAGCAGTCATTAGACTCATCACATAGAGCTTACAAGATGGGGTTTGAGAGGAACAATAGACATATTGAGGAAACCAAATCTTGGAAAGAAAAGTATGAGCAAGAAATACAATACAAAGAGTTTTGGAAAAAAGCATACTGTGATGAAGCAAATAAACTAGGCAAAGGCTATATGTTCAGCGAGATACCTAATGATACAGATGGTCAAGAGTTTATTGACAAGATGAAGAAGTTCTTTAATAAGAAGACATACAAGATGCGAGTTCGTGGGCAGCACATCAAGCCTGAGTTAAGAGGTACAGGTGCTACCTATTGGGGTCAGAACTTAGATGAGTCCACTCACATGAGAATATATATTGAAGCAAAGAAAGGAGATTAAATATGTGGCATAGAATAATAACACACTTCGAGGAGAAGTATGGAGAGAGTACCAAGTTTGATTTAGACTATGGTAAACTACTCATTATAGCATTGTGCATTTACATAGCAGTAAATGTATGAACTTACATGACCTAGTACACAAGTACTATTTGTCTAATGATTTCAATGTGTTAGCTGATAAAACTAAACATGATTATCAATATTGTGCAGGAGTTTTATTGGCTACTGAAGTTGATGGCAAAAGTTTGTCAGAAATAAGGCTGACTAAAATGACAGGTGCAATAGCTCGAAGAGCTTACGAGCAATGGCTTGGTCGAGGAATCTATCAGGCTAATGCTATCACATCTGTAGCACGTAAGGTGTATTCCTTTGGTATGGAGATGGGTTATGCTGAGAGCAATCCGTTTGCTACCTACAAGAGGAAGACACCTCATGCACGTAATACTGTATGGACAAAAGACCAAGTGACACAGTTCTTAGATGTAGCTTATGCCGATTTTAAATACAGAAACTTAGGATTGATAGTACAAATGTCCTATGAATGGTGTCAAAGGGTAGGTGATATGCGAATGTTACAGTTTTCTAACATAGATTTTGATAAATGTGTGTTAAATTTGCAACAGTCTAAGAGAAGAAGTGTAGTACACCTACCAATTTCTCTTGACTTATTGGAAATGCTCAAGCAACAGAAGGATGAATACGATTTTCAACCCTATGTTGCACCCTATCCTACTGCAATGAAGGGTAAATACTCGCCATATACCATGCAAAGGCTATCAAAAGTAGCACGATTGGTCATAGAACAGGCAGGATTACCTGATGATTTACGTATTTCTGACCTGAGAAGGACAGGAACTACAGAAATGGTGGAAGCAGGGGTGTCTATGGGTCAGATTATGTCTGTTACAGGACATGCTAACCCTCAATCTGTGAAACCTTACATGAAAAATACGTACGCTAGTGCAGAAAGTGCATTGACAATGCGAAATAATCATGGTAAAAGCATTTAAATGCCGACAAGGAGAGTGATATATGAATATAAATACATACATTAGTGACTTAGATATAGGAATAGGAGAGAGTAAACGTCTTAACTGTCCTATTTGTAATGGTTACAAGACATTTACTGTGACCAATAACATGGGTCAGATGCTATGGAATTGTTATAAGTCTTCCTGTCAGCTATCAGGCTCTAAACGTATGCCATTGTCAGCTAATGACATCAAGGTGCATACCCAAGTGACTGAAAAGAATAGTGAACCTTTCGTAATGCCTGAGTATATAGTGCCTTACGACAGGGAAAACTACTATGACATACCCAATGACAGGCTCATGTATGATGTGAAGGAACATAGAGTTGTGTTTCCTGTGATACATGAAGGCAGAGTTGTTGATGCCAATGGTAGGTCACTAGGAAAAAGAATACCTAAATGGAAACGATATGGAAAAAGTGACTTGCCTTTTGTCGCAGGACATGGTAAGGTCGCAGTAGTTGTTGAGGATTGTGTAAGTGCTTCCGTTTTAGATAGTGAAGTATATGTTGGGGTAGCAGTATTGGGTACGTCATTGTCAGAATCTCATAAGAAGTATCTCTCACGATTCTCAACAGCAATAATAGCACTTGACCCTGATGCTCTACCCAAGACTATGGCATTTGCAAAAGAACTAAGAGCCTATGTAAATGATGTCAAGGTGCTAAGACTAGAAGACGATTTGAAATATAAGAAGAGGAACGATATAGAAAACTTAATTAACTTAACCCCAAAGGAGAACCAATATGGAACTATCCCTACTACGTAGCTTGATGAATCAAGAGTTTTATACCGACCATCGTGGCTCTAAATGTCCTGACCGACTATTTAGTAAAGATGCTAGGAAGTTAAAGCACACGATTGATTATGCTATGAATAAATATAAACGAGATGTAACACCTGATGAGGTGGAAGCATTGTTCATGGCGAACAATCCATCTATGACTACTGCACAGAAGCAGGGGTATAGTTCTCTGTTCAACACAGTAAAACGTGAGCAACCTATGGGTACTGACGTGGCACAGGATGTGTTGTCTAAGCTATTCCAACAGGTCATAGGTGAAGACATAGCAAATCTAGGATTTGATTACGTCAATGGTGCAGAGAAAAGTCTTAAGCCATTACGTGATTTACTAGAGAAGTATAATGACAACTTCTTGCCTGAAGTAAAGATTGAATGGGATGATATATCCTTTGATACCATCATGGCTAAACAATCTGTACAGATGAAGTGGACATTCAATATACCTGAGATGGCACGTAAGATAGAAGGTGTTAACGCAGGATACCTTATTGAAGTAGGAGCAAGACCTAATACAGGTAAGACTTCTTTCCATGCATCCATGTTGGTAGGACCTAATGGTATGGCTAGGCAGGGTGCTAAGTGTGTAGTGTTATGTAACGAAGAGTCATATGACCGAGTTGCTTTCAGATATATACAAGCATCAACAGGCTTCCCTAAAGAAAAGATACAGGCTAATATACATGAAGCTAAACGTATCTATCAAGATGTCACTAAAGATGTAAAGATTAAAGATGTTAGTGGCGAAGACATGACTTGGGTCGAGACTATGTGTAAGTCAGAGAGACCTGACATAGTTGTACTTGATATGGGAGATAAGTTTGCTAGGCAGGGTAGCTATGCTAGACCTGATGAGATGCTTAAAGCTAATGCTATATATGCTAGACAGATAGCTAAGACATATGGATGTGCTATATTCTATATGTCACAGTTGTCTGCTGAAGCTGAAGGTAGACAGGTTCTTAACCAAGCTATGATGGAAGGCTCACGTACAGGTAAGGCAGCGGAAGCTGACTTGATGTTATTGATTGGACAACCTGCTCAAGTAGAAGGGGTTGACGAACAGTCAACTTTAAGGCATATTAATGTTGTTAAGAATAAAGTAACAGGATGGCATGGTATGATTAATTGTAACCTTGATTATAGAATCGCAAGGTTCACAGCATAGAGGAGTAAGATATGAAACTTACATTAGATGTAGAAAACACTGTCACTAAACGTGATGGTAAGATGTATCTCGACCCATTCGAGCCTGACAATAAGCTTGTCATGGTAGGATGTTTGACAGATAAAGGAGAAGAATATTTATATAGAGACAACTTCGATGGTGTACAAGGACACTTAGATGATGCTACTATATTAATAGGACACAACATAGCATATGATTTAATGTGGCTATGGGAGTGTGGCTTCAAGTATGATGGTCCTGTGTTTGACACAATGCTAGGCGAGTATGTCCTGCAACGTGGACAGAAAGAACCATTATCACTAGAAGCTTGTGCTGAAAGGTATGAGTTAGATACTAAGAAGCAGGATACCTTGAAAGA